TAGTATAAGCTTCTGGGCTACCTCCTAATGTGGCAACCGTTTGAGGCTTGTACAGCTCTATAACTTGGTTTAGTTTATTCGTTCTCATCTATTCTAGAAGTCACTATGTATGGATTGATCATTCTTTTGGCCATGGTGGAATCATGCATTTTCTTTTCAGTCTGCACTCCAGAGGTAGACTCATGGAGGGAGTGAACCACCATATAACCGTAGTGAACAAGTTCTTTTGGAACTGTTGCATAACCTGCTGTGTAGCTAATTTTAATAGGTAAAGCTCTACTAGCGTCTGTTTTTGGCGTGCTCTTAAAGTTTACTATTGCAGGATCAAAGTCTGTGTTCACCTCATACTCTGATGTAGCTAAGGTTTGCTCATTTCCATCCTCATCGTAATAAGTAATGCTACTTACTTGTATGAGTGGTGGTTTGGGCAGTTCCACATCCCTAAAATCATCTAAATGCAAGCTGTAAGCAGTCTCAATCAAGGTCCTTCCAGTAACGCGTTCAATTTGAGTCCGAGCAACTGGCAGTAAGTCCGTTATAGCAGAATCAAAGAAGGTGTTAGCCGACTCAATCCTTAGGTGCCTTTTTGCTGCTGTTAGCGTTAGTAGTTCGCTTTGTGGAGCCGTCACTATCTGAAGCTTGCTTCTGCTCATTATCAACCTCTTTCCAATAGCCTAATTTGATGAGTTTCTCTGCTTTATCTGCTGGTACAACCCCAACATCGCCAACGCTGTAAGCCCATCTTTCGTGAGGCTTAATTACTACGATTTTCTTCGTTTTTGTGCTCATGATTGTATTTTTTAGCGTTTGAAAACAAAGGTCGGGCTACTTTATTTCACCCAACCCTTGACCAATTAACCCTTAGGCGTCTATATCTTTGATTGTCGCAAAGTTACCCGGTTGGCGCACTACGCTGTCATGGAAGAAGTTCAGAACTAACTGCACTTGACCTGTCTTAGATAAAGAGAAAGGATCTACTACAAGATCAACTCCACCCCAAAAACCAATGGTTAAATAACTGAAATCACCGTAAGCGATTGCACTTAAATTTGCTCCTGTACCCTTCGCTAAGTTGCTTGGAGCGTGGTTGGTTACAAGTGCGTTTTCACCCAAAAACTTACGTGGTTGGTTGCGGTCCCATAGCATTACACCAGAGCCATCATCAACCTTGATTTTTTGAGCAGCTGCACGAACTTTTGAGTTCGTTACAAAGGCGTTGTTCGTTCCATTGCTGTTTGATGCTGATAGTGCATTCAATAGATCAATAGCTTTATCATCCGTAATAGCAGCGCCATTAGTACCCATAGCCACAGTTGTTCCAGCGTTAGCAAGAACCTCAGCAATAGCGTGTGCTTCAGCGCGTGAAAGCATCCCTGCAACTAGCTCATCATTCAACACTTGCTGAATATTGTAACTTGTCTGGTGCATTAACTGTTTTGAGTAAACACCGAACACAGCCCCACGTTGTGGAACTAAAGAGCGGTTGACCAAATTCATGGTGTATTCTTCAGCGTCTTCAATCTCTGTTTTGGCTGATAGATCAGCAGGAGTAGTAGATGCGCCAAAGTCAATATTTCCATTCAATCCTGTCAGGTATTGAACGCCTAACTGCTCAAGTACTAAGTACTTTTTAAGCGACTCAATGAAATCACCTTTAGTGGTAGTGATCAGCTTCTGCCCTGCGTCAGCCGCACCAGCGGAGTGAGCGCCAAACACCTCAAATGGTAGGGTGAAGCCATCTTTTTGAAGACCGTTTTCGCTAAAGAATTTAGCGCCCTCTTGTAGCATTTCTGCCTCAACACCATCTAAAGCAGTGTTTCTGATTGCCGCCTGCATAAAGCGAGAGAAATCAAAAGCCTTTAAAGCTTTCTGGCCATCAGCAGTCCCACCAATTTGCAATGGTGATCTACTGGCTTTCTGCGCGTTTAGCAGTTTGGTAAATTTGTCGATGTCAGCCTTCATTTTGTCGGCTTTTGCCATCGTTTCGGTATACTCATTTTCTGGAGTATCATCAATGTTTGCGGATAAGTTGTTTAGCAACTCAGAGCGCTCATTTTCTAGTGCGGATATGCGTTCTTCTAGTAACATTACTGTCGTTTTTTTATGTTGATAAGTTTGCGTTTGCGCTCTGAAATTTGCGCTTGCGCTTCTTCTGTTGAAGTTTCTTCTTGTTTAATTACCTCAGGTGCGGTGTGTAATGACTGCGCTTTAACCATCTTTACTTTCTTGTCTGCTGGGTCAAATACCTCGTCTATAAGACCGTATTCAAGCGCTTGATCCGCGTCTATCCACTTACCATCGCCATTGTTAGCGCCCATCAACTCTTTGATTTCGTCTGCATTTTTAGCGCGTTGATTGTAAATATCTAATATCAATTGATCAACACTTTGCAACGTATCTAGTGCTATTTGCATAGTAAATTGATTACCTATCGCTAAGGTCCAGCCATGGTGAATAAGCATTTTTGCATTCTTACTCATTCTTCTCTTTCCAGCTTGACTGAAGATTGTAGCTGCACTTGCTGTCATGCCGTAGATTTCAGTGATCACCTCCCCTTCGTATTGATTAAGAAGGTCTAGAATATGCGTTCCTGCATGCACTAACCCACCCGCTGAGTTTATTTGAACCCTAAATCGTTTGCCTTTATGCTCCGTCAAAAGGTTTGCAAAAGTAGCTGGGTCATTACCCTCCCACTCATCACCAACAAAGCCTGTAAATGTTATTTTAACCTCATCATCAGAAGCGTCAACTACATTGTAGACTAAGCTGGCGTTTTTCTTGACGCTGTTAAAAAACTCAGGCGTGAGTAAGCTTTGATTAATTATTTGCGGTAGCATTCAATTCCTTTCTTCTTTTAAGCAATTCAAGTTCGTACTCTTCTTTTCCCCAAGTATTTTTTGGCAGCCAAGTAGCGCCTTCTTTTGGGTTTTTAGCATAATCTTCAAAGGTTCTACCTTCTTCTTGAGTAATTAAGCCTGCATAACGCATCTCTTTTAAATACTGCGCTCGTTCTAAAGCTGTACCTCTAAGAATGGCGTTTACATTAAATTTGAAATACCTCTGCTGTAGACCAGGTTGAAGTTTATAGCGCAACTCTTGCTCAATCTTGATTAGCCAAGGAGCTATGGTATATTGAATAAGCCCTATTGAAAGGTTCTCAACGTTAGACTTGATGGCATTCCCCATTTCGCCAATCATGTAGGCTGGAACTCGGAACATTGCTGCAATTTCTTCTCGGCTAAAACGTCTGCTCTCTAAGAACTGAGCAGAATCATTCGGAATCGTAACGGCTTGAAACTTCCCACCTTTAGGTAAGAACCCGATTTTACCAGCAGAATCTTCTCCCGTGAGTCCACTCAGTAATTTTCTACCTATCTTTTTGAGTGTACCCTCTTGTTCTTCAGCGGTTTCACCCTCAATCTCTACATCATCTGGCATCTCAATGAAGCCTTTTATATGCGCCCCATTCTTAAAGAATTCATGCCCATATTTTTGGGTACTTAAAGCAAATCCATACGCCTCAGCAGCATAATCTATTGGGCTTTTACCCTCTATACCATCAAAGCCTAAGCCTTTAATGTGAATTATTTCAGATCGCTGGTAGGTGGCTTTTTTCTTCTCTGTAGAATAGTTGTAATAAATATCTGTATGCTCAAGATTCTCTTTAACCTCCACATACTTTGAAGGAAGAATCATTAAACTGATTTGATTGCCAGATCTATTGATATGCGCGTAGCCATTACCGTAGGCAAGAACATTAGCCATTAAGGCTCCATAAAAATCAGACGCACTCATCAACTCATTTGGGCGAACACTTACTGCATAGCTGATTTCATTGTTAATCTCTAACCTATCCCCGTCATTTGACTTCTCATACAAATGAATAGGCAGCATACCTATTGTTTCACTAATGATCTTTATACAGCTGTAGGCTGTAGGCAAAGCAAGAGCGGACTCAGGAGTGTTAACTATTGAGCCTAATCCAAATAAACTGAGCGCTTTATCTAATAGATCTTTTAGTTTCATGCTGACAAGTACAGCATAAAAACAAACTATTTCCGAAACTTTGTTTCATTTTTTAGTTGATACACCTACAAATATAGATTTATCTAGTTTTTTCTACTATGGATTTATTCCGAATGACTCTAAAAGAATCGTAAGAGCTGTACTTAAATCGCTGGAACCATTCATAATGAATATCCTCTGTCATTTTATAAGCCTGAGAGGCTCTCATGTGTGGAAGTAACTTTTCAAACTGAGCATTGAACCCTTCAAATGACTGTAGCTTTAATATACTTAGTGGGTAGCGTTTAATCTCTGACATGATCTAGTCCTACATAATTAGAAATGAATCAGCGCTTAACTTACGCTTAGGTTTTATCATTAGTTTATCATCCATCAGGATGCTTATAGATGCTATTAGGGTTATCATTCCATCTATCTTAGCATTTTTGGAAGGTTTACCTGGGAAGACATTCCCAGACTTTGGGCTTTTATCTATCAAGTTACCAGCCATCCAATTTGTAACAGGATTTGCATCAGTAACCAAGCTCTTTTGACTCACTTTAGCGTCTAGCTCCTTCATACCTTGATTCATTATCCTATTTAGTGAGTTATTAATCTTGTTCCCATCCTTGTCTTTAATCTCATCTCTACCAAAACCCTTATGATCTATTCTAGATAGACTCAACGCATTCATGATATAGTGAGCATTGTAGGTATCATATCGCACTTTGTAGACCTTAAAAGTGCTCATAAACTCCATCACATCAT